TCAGAATGAAGCCTTCACCTCACGCCAGCGCTCGCGCTGCGCTTCCCACGTCCCCGCGTGAGCAATGGCCCGAAGTCCTCTCTCGCTGAGGGGCTCCTCTCCATTCACGGCCTCGAGGAACAGCACTTCCTCCTGGATGTCCGGCGCCAGCAATTGCAAGTCCAACAGGTGCGTCACGCGCGCCCGGGTAAAGCCCAGTTGGCCAGCGACGTCCGCCGCGCTCGCCACCAGTCCCCGCTCAATGGTTGCTTCCACATGGTGCGCCAGGGCCAGCATTCGCGCGGCGTGCGCTGGCCGTCGCGCCACCTCTCGCGGCGGGGGTCGCGCCCCCTCTCGGAAGCCCACCTTCGCCCGACGCACGCGGTGGAACTGCGCGCTGATGAGGCCAGCCTCCGTCGGCCAAGACTCGGGGCTCGCGCTCACGCCGCCACCTCCTTGCGCCCGGGCGTCGCGGGTTCACCGGCATGGGCAAGGTGCACATCCACGCGATCCGTGTCCTCGTCCACCACGACCCGGCCGACGAGGGCCTGCAGCAGGCGACCCCGGTTGGCGGCCGTGAGGGCGTCCCACACCGCGTCGAAGTCCGCCAGGGCCTGGGCCACCCACGCCGCCTCCAGTTTCTCCCCCTCCATGGCATCCAGGGCGCTCTCCACCTCCGCCAGCCGCTTCTTCATGCCGACGGCCTCCTCTTCCGCGGCCGTCAGCTTCTCCTCGACGAGGCGTCGGGCTGGGCCCTCCAGCTTCGAGAGGGAGTCCACCCACTTCGCGGACTCCCCGGAGCGCTTGGCCAGGTCCTTCGGGAGCTGCGCGCGCTCGGCGTGCAGGGCCTTGTGCTTCTCCTCCAGCCGCGCCGTGAGGCGGGCGTGTACCTGTGCCGCAAAGCCCCTACCTACCGAGACTTCCCGCAGCCGCGCGACGACGAAGTCCTCCAAGGCGGCTGCCGGAATGGGAGAGGCCCGGCACCCCTCCTTCCCCTTTTTGTCCCGGGTGACGCAGCGGTAGTAGCGGTACTCGCGCGTGCCCTTGCGCGTGGAGCCGGGCGTCATCGCCTCGCCGCACAGACCACACCGCAAGAGTCCCCGCAGCACGTAGTCGGGGTTGCGCCCGTGGTACTGGAGGCCGGGGCCTCGGCCCTCCAGCATGTCCTGCACCCGCTGGAAGGTGCTCCTGTCCACAATGGCCGGGTGCTCGCCTGGGTGCGTCTCGTCTCCGTAGGGAACGAAGCCCGCGTACAGGGGGCTCCTCAAGAGGCGCAGCACATCCTGCGTCGTCCACTTCCGTGCCGCGCGCGTGGCACCGCTCTGGGCCTCGTACCGCTTTGTCTTGCGCCCCGTCTCATTGAGGAGGCGCGCCACCGCCGAGGCCTGCTGGTGCTGGAGGTACAGCTCGAAGGCCTCCCGCACCACCACCGCCTCGTACTCATTCACCACGAGGCGCTTGTCCTTCACCTCGTAGCCCAGCGGCGAGCGTCCTCCCGTCCACTTCCCCTTGCGCCTCGCGGCGGCCACCTTGTCCCGCGTGCGCTCGGAAATCATCTCGCGCTCGAACTCGGCGAAGCTCATCAGCATGTTCAACGTCAGCCGCCCCATGGCGTCCGCCGTGCTGAAGTTCTGCGTCACCGAGACGAAGGAGGCACCCGCCGCGTTGAAGCGCTCCATGACTTTCGCGAAGTCGAGGAGGCTGCGGGAGAGGCGGTCCACCTTGTACACCACCACCACGTCCACCCGGCCCGCATCCACGTCCTGCAGCAGCCGCTGGAAGGCGGGCCGCTCCATGTTCGCGCCGGTGAAGCCGCCGTCGTCGTAGCTCTCATCCACCAACACCCAGCCGGGCTGGCGCTGCACGTAGGAGATACAGGACTCGCGCTGGGCGTCCAGCGAGTTGAATTCCATCTCCAGGCCCGCCGCCGTGGACTTGCGCGTGTAGACGGCGCAGCGCTTCGCGTCCGAGGGCGGAGACTTGCTCTTCCTCATGGTCCCTCCGGCCCCTCTGTCGTCGGCGGCGGCACCGATTCGACGCTCGAGGACTGCTTCGGCCCGGAGAGCTGCTCCGCGACGGCCACCAGCCGCTCCAGGTTGTTGTTGAGGCGCGTCAGCTCGCGGATGAGCTGCGGCATCGTCCCCTCGTAGAAGCGCTGCCCCATGTGCGTCTGGAAGAAGGCGGGGCCGCTCATGGCGTCACCGTCTTCGAGCCGCCGGACTTGAGTCCGAAGAAGGAGAAGCCATTCCAGGCCGTGCCCGTAATCAGCTTCGCCACACTGGAGAGGCTGCGGTGAAGCTGGCCCTCGTATTCAATTCCGCCCTCGCGCACCAGCACCTGGTGCTGCGTCCCCTTGAACACGCGCGTCAACACCGTGCCCGGCGGCGGCAGGCGCGCGTCACGCCCATCCACAGCGGCCGCGCGCCCGTCAGCAGCGGCTGGATGAGGCGGAGCTGAGGGCCTCGTCTCCTCCGCCTGCCGCATCCTCCAACGCTCGGGCAGCTTGTCGCCCAACTCCGAGATGCGTGCGACAGCGCGTGCGGAGAGGCTGCCTTCAGCCAGCTCCTGAATCCGGAAGGCCAGGCGCTTCTTCAGGTAGTCCCGGTTGCGGCTGCGCGTGGGCTCTCCGTACAACTCCAGGTACTTCTCCGCCAGCTCCGGCACTGACATGCTGGCCAGCGCGGCCAGTTGCTGTGGCACGTCCGCCAGCTCCTTGCGCGCGGCCCGCGCAGTCCCCTTCTTCGCCATGGTGGTGTCTCCTTCGTCCGGGGCAGCACGCCCTCGGGCGAAAGCCATGGACGCTCTGTCCCCAAAAGAAGACAAGTCGAGAGTCTGCGGCTCAGCCATGCGCGCCCTCCTCCGCCCCCCACGCGGGCGGCTGTCGTTGTGGCTGTGCCCGCCGACGCAACCACAACTCCCAGAGGGCATCGGCGAGGACATCCACCGCGGCCTCGTGACGCCGGAGCTGGTGGTGAGGCACATCAGTCGCATCTGCCGGAGGCCCGGGCTTCCCATCCACACCCGTCACGAAGCCACCTCCTCGGCGCTGCCTTCGTCATGGCCACGCCAACGCCACCCGCGGCTTGCGTCTTCAGCATGCGGGAAGTCCTCCGCGGAGATGAAGGGGGCCTTTGAGACATCAATCACTAGGGCGCACCGGCGCAGGGCCTTGCCGGCAAAGCAGACGCGCTCACTGGGCGAGAGGACATACTCTCCGGCGCGGTGGTTCTCGTGAATGAGGCGTCGCAGTGCCTTCGTGTCCACCAACTCCCCTCGATAGTCGATGCGCTTGCAGTGCGCGCGGTAGGCGTCGTAGGCGGATTCCAGGTGGAGGCACAGGCGCCCATCGTCGAAGGCATAGTGGACGCGGTGCTTCAATTCGCCCTGGATCGCCATGACACCCAGCATTTGGATGAAGGCATCCAGGGCATTGCGGACGCCCGTCTCTTCCTCGAGGACGTCCTTCAGCACCGCGTCCACGGCCTCGCGGGCCCCCAAGTCCTCGGGCAACGCATAGCCGCACTCCTTGGCGAACTCCTCGAAGAGGTGGATGCCCAACAGCATGGCCGTCACGTTGTCCGCTACACGCGGAGGCGCGTCCCTCTTCTCAAGGAGGACTTCCGCCACGGCACGGACGACGCGGTAGTCCGCCTCGAAGTCCCGTCCCAGGCAGAATTGAATGTAGCGAGGGGCGAAGAGGGCGAGGTTGACGGACGTCAGCTTACGAAAGGCCGCCCGGCAGTCGCGGCGCTGCACCGTCGCCTTCTCCGGGTTGACGGGCAGGAGGCGCTCCACGAGGGCCGCCTCCGTGGGACGCGTCTCTCCGCAAATACACAGCGGCGCCTGCAGCCGGTAGCTCACCACCGACAAGTCCGGGCGCCCCCGCTCCTCCGTCTCTCCTCGGTAGAGGCGCCGCATGTAGCGGTGCACCAGGTGGAGACGGGGCAGCGGCATGTCACCGGGCTTGTACTCGTCCACCACCACCGGCACCGAGCGCGTGGCGGACAGCAACTTCACCAGGGCGAACTCCGTCTCCGTCACGCTGAAGGCATCCGAGGAAGGCACGCCGAAGAGGGGCCAGAAGACTTCTGTGCACGTGCTCGACTTGCCACTGCCTTGCGTCCCATAGGGGAAGAGAAGCGGGAAGGAACCCACCTTCTCCATGAAGCGCGGCTTCATTGGCGTGGCGAAAAACCACCCCAGAATGGGCAGCACCACCTGGGGCGTATTGATTTTGAGCAAGTACTCGAAAACCGTGCTCGCCACGTCATGGAAGGCGTCGTCGTCCGCGGCCTCGTAGCGGATGCGCGATTCGAGCGTCGTCCCATTCGGCAAGTACGCCACGGGGGAGGCCGCGAGGAAGCCCTCCTTCCCGATGGTGCACCCGGGCGCCACCCATACGTGGTGCGCCCCCCGCTTGAAGTCCCCCAGGACGGTGGTGCCCGGCAGCCTCGGCACCGCACGCCGCGCCACCGAGCGCAGCAGTCCCTGCACGTTGTTGTCGCTGCCCGTCCATTGCGTGTGGACGGAGGGCAGGTGGTGCAGCAACTCCTTGCGCGAGTTGAAGGCCCGCCGCGGCAGCCGCGCTCCTTCCACCTCGGCTCCCTTGTCCGTGCGGACGTCCCCGAGGAAAACCTCCCCCTCCTCGGTTTCCACGAGGGCCGTCGGCGTGAAGGTGAAGGAGGAAATCGCCTTCGCCTCACCCCGCTGCGTCACCGTGTAGTAGCAGTACGCGTCCTCGTACACCTCGCCGTCGATGGTGTCGTCACCGCTGCTGCTCTTCCCTCCTCCCTTGGTGTCCGCGCCCTCTCCTGCGGCCTGGGTACGCACGGCGCGGGCCATGGACAGCCGAAGCTTCTGCGCCGCCAGGCCCGTGCGCACCTCCAGCAGCGCCAAGTACTTCTCCTGCGCGGACGGAGGACGGTGGGCGATGGCCTCCAGGATGGGCTTGAGACGGTACTCCACGTCCTGGGCCGGCACGGTGGCCAGCGCCTCCACGGCCTTCTCGACGTCGAAGACGACGTCGTACAGCTCGCAACGCACGTCCGGCTCGCGGTTGACTCGGCAGAAGCCCAGTCCCTGGAGCGAGTGGCAGGGCGGCGCCACGGTGCTGTCCTCGCGAGCCGTGGCCACCACCTTCTCGTAGGCCTTGCGGATGTAGCCGACACCGTCCCGGCCCTTCAGCTTCCCGAGGCCCCGGCGGTCGTACTCGAGGACGAGTTCAGTGATTTCGTCCAGGCCAAGCCCCTTGTGCACGAAGAAGCGCACCATGTTGAAGATGGCAACGCTCCGGTCCTCCGCCCCCTGCTCCCATAGGCGCTGCACCGGGCCGCACATCTCCACCGGATGCGCCCAGTCGTACTCCCCCGTCGCCGTCCGGCGAGCCTTCACCGTCCCCTGCGGTGCCGAGGTAGAGGGCGCTAGCGGCAGCGCCACCTGGGCCGGACGCGCCAGATGCGCCACGGGCTGCTGCACCGGGGCACTCAGCAGGCGCGCCAGGAGGCCGGCGTCTTCCACGCGCTCGAAGCCGGCCAGCGCCCGAGCTGCTCGGTGAGGCCGCTCCGCTGTCCCCGCACCCTTCCGGCTGACGGTGCCCACCACCTTGATGATGCGCGCCACGTCGTGGATGGAGTCCACGTGCACGCGCTCGGACTGGAAGCGAGCGCGCACCTCGGCCTCGAAGGCCTTCAGGCCCGCCTGCACACGCTCCTGAGCCTCGCCCGCCAGGGACTGCGACGGGAGGGCGAACCACAGCTGCGCCCCGTTGCCGCTCATCATCAGCCGCGGGCGGGCAAGCCCCTGCGCTTCGCACCAGGCCGCGGCGGCTTCCGCCACCTGGAGCGTCAGCGAGAGCTCGTCCTCGGTGCTGGCCGTGTCCTTGGGACGCACGGGGTCGAGGTCCACCACCGTGGCCGTCACGACCTCAATGTCCTTGCTCCCCGCCCCAGTCCGCAAGGGGCGCAGGACGTTGGGGGCGAGCTCCAGCAGGCGCCGAGGCCGCGGCTGAATGCCCACGTACACGTTGCCATCGGCATTGGCTGCCGCGCAGGCCGCGACGAAGGCTTCCTCGTCGTCGAAGAAGCCCAGGCCGACGAGGCCCCCGCCGCCTGGGCGGATGACGCGGACTTCGCTTACGCCGTGCTGTGCGTGCGCCAGCCACCGCCAGGTGGCGAGGATGGCGTCGGGGTTTGGAATGGTGTCAGAAGGTGTCGTCATCGGAGGTGCTCACTCCCTGTGGTGGTTCAATGCACGTCGGCGTTGGCCGTCACTCCCAGCACCGTGGCGTACTGCTGGCGGCGCTCCGCATGGTGGCGCCGCAAGAGCGGCACCTTCCCGTCGACGAAGTCGATGAGGACGGCGCTCTTCTTCTCCGGGTGGGGACGCATGAGGCGTCCGAGACGCTGGACGGTGCGTCCACGCGCGCGGCCGGGGTACGCCAGGAAGACGCGAGAGAGGCGCGGCAAGTCGAGCCCCTCATCCGCCAGGCTGGTGGCCACCAGGACACGGACGCGCCCGGCGCGAGCCTGGTCCAGGAGTGCCTTGCGCACCTCGCGCGGCACTTCGCTCGTCAACGCCGCAGCCGACAAGCCCGTGGCCGATAGCCGCTGCGCCAGCAGCTCGCAGTGGTCCACACGCCCCGTGAGGACAAGGCACAGGTGGCCTGCCCACGCTTCGCGCGCCACGGCGCCGAGGACGAGGTCATTGCGCGCCTTGTCCTCCGCCAGCGCCTCCAGCATGGGCGCGTAGTCCGCAGCGCGGCAGTACGGGTAGTCGAAGGCCGTCTCCACGGCGCGCACCTCCGGCACCACCAGCACTCCGCGCGCGACGAGGTCCTCGTGCTTCACCACGGCCAGAGGCGCGCCCAGGTAGAAGCGCAGGAGAGGCGTCAGCCCGTCCTCCCGTTCGGGCGTCGCCGTCAGGCCCAGCCGGTAGCGCGCCGGGCAGCGATCCACGATTCGATGGAAGGCGCTGGCGGCAATGTGGTGGGCCTCGTCGAGGACGAGCAGACCGAAGTGATGGAGGAAGGCGTCGAGCTTCGCCTCGTCCCATCGAGAGAGGGACTGGACGACGGCGACGGTGACGGGCCGCACCTCCTCTTCCCCGGCGCCCACGAGGCCGGCCACCAGGCCCAGGCGCTCGCGGATGTGCTCTCGCCACTGCTCCGCCAAATCCAAGGTGTGGACGAGGATGAGCGTCGGCGTACGCAGGCGGGCAATGGCCCCCATGGCCAGGACGCTCTTACCTGCCCCGCATGGCAGCACCGCCGTCCCCTGGGTGGCCTTCGCCAGCCGCTCCACCGCCTCGGCCTGGTAGTCGCGCAGCGACACCTCCGGAAGCTTCGGCAGGCGCTTGGGCGGCAGCACCCGTGCGTCCTCGAAGGACAGCGTCAGGCCCGCCTCGTCCGCAGCCCGGCGCAGCAGGTGAATGGCCCCGCGCGGCAGCACCAGCTCCCGCTCCTGCTGGCGGAAGAAGTACAGCGTCTGAGGCTCCGCCCCCGGGCGCTTGCGCAGCCGTACCAGCTTCCAGTACGCGGGGTTGGGCAGAGAGAGCACCCGGCAGAGGCCCTCCAGCACCTTGGGCGGCACGTCGCCCGCCGCGAGCCGCAGCCCGGCATCCACTCGCACGCGCAGCGTCCGCTTGGCCGTGGACGCGCTCGCGTTGCGCACAGGCGCGGACGGCGCGGCCCCCACGCTGGAGTCCTGGGTGCGAGAGACAACACGTCCCCCGTCCCCGTGCATTTCGGAGAAGTCTTCCACCATTCTTGTTGTCCTCAGAGAAGCGCGGCGGGGGCTCGCAATGGGCCCCCTTCGCGCAGGGTTACGGCAACCAGCTTCAGCGGGGCACGCTCACGGACCGAAGGGGTCCACGTCCACGACGCTCTCCGCGGAGTATTCGGCCACGAGGGAGTCGACGAAGGCGCGCGCCAGCTCGCCCTTCGACGCCGGGATGTCGCGAATGCGCTGCACGCCGAACTTCTGGAGGAACCTGTCTACCGCCTCGCGCGGCAGCGCCTTCAGGGCCGTGGCCATTCCTTGCGCGAGTTTGACGTCGACGGGCTCCCCCGCCTTCGGACTGGAAGTGGCTGCGGGCGACGTGCCGCTCGCCGCCGCTGCCGCCTCGGCCGCATACAGTTTCGGCAAGTCATGCAGACGCAGCGCCTGGAAGTCCGTCACCTCCGCCGGGGACAACTGCTTCTCCGGCAGGAGGGAGTACGTCGTCTTGGGGTCCTTCGCCGCACCATGGCGTTTCACCTCGAAGGCCCACGTCTCCAAGCCGTACTTCGCCCGCACCTGGAGCAGGTTGGTGAAGAAGGTGGAGGCCTGCTCCATCACCTTCACCTCGCGCGTCCCGTAGACGGCGACGTTGAGGGCCACGCGCAGCGAGGGCTTGTGCCCCTGGGCCTTCAGCTTCTCGTCGAAGGGGACGAACTTGTTGTCGAGGAAAACCACCTCGCGTGGGTGCGGCTCCCCAAGGAAGACGACGACGGCGATGTCCCCGTCGTTCGCCAGCTTCAACCAGGCGCCGCCCTGCTGCTCATGCTGCTTGGCCATCGCGGCCGTCTGCTCCCACATGTTGCTGGCCATGGTGCTTCACTCCTCCTTCTGGCGGTGCGTAGTGGGGGAGGGGCGCTCGCGCCGGTACACCGAGAACAGCTCGGTGCCGTCATCCGTGGAGCCCGCCGCTTCGATGTTGAAGTCCGCATCGGTGTCCACCACGTGCTGAATCTCCCAGCGGCGGAAGAGTCCCGGCAGGCGGATGTAGTCATGGGCCTGGGCCTCGTCGCACTCGCAGCAGAGGCACGCGCTGCGCACCTCCGCTTTCGGCTCAGAGTCACCCCGGCTCACCACCCGGAGGCGGTGTCCGTCAATGCGAGCGACGAAGCGCACGAATGTTTCATCGTGCTCGAAGTTGTTTCGCGCGGCTGTTTTCACTGAGTCCTTCCAGGTTGTTGGCAATACAGTGGCGTTGCTGTCCGCCGGGACGGACAGGGCGTCTCGAAGCAAGATTGGATTGGGGCGCGAGGCGGCCCCTCTACTCCCTCAAAGCCAGGTGGCGCGAGCCGGGGACACGCGATTCGCGCATCCCGTCAGTCGTCCCCACCCGCTGCCCTCTCGGCTGTTTCGGAATCCACAAACTCTAAAAAGCACCCCCACCCGCCGATTTGGGACAAGGAATCTTTTCTGGGCATTTTTTCTTCATTTTCCGCAGGCGCCCCAGGGCCCGCTGGACGCGCTTGCGCGCCGTTTCGGGCGACAGCCCACGGCTCGCGGCCACCTCGACATAGTCCTCTTCGCGAAGAAGGACGGACACCACCATGTCGGTGTCCTCGCCCGTCAGCGGGAGGAGCCACGCACGCAGCTCCTCCACCTCGGCGCTGAAGGAGCGGGTTCGAGAGGCAGAGGGGGTGGGCCACAACACCGAGAGCACCCCGCCGTCCGCGTCCGCCAGTAACTGAAGGCGCGCGCGGTGGCGTTGCTCCACCAACTCCTTGTGCCAAGCCTTGAGGACGTCGCGCTCCGTCCCACGCACGAGTGTCCCAGCCACGCGCTGGACACCGGCCAAGCTGACGCGCGCCACGAGACTCATGAAGGACGCGGCAATCGAGGAAACCACTTCCGCGGGCGGGTGGCCCGTTCGCCTGAGACATCGGCGATACACGCCGTCCAACCCCGGCCACAGGCCCAGCCACAACAGGGCCACGAAGAAGCGGGCCGAGGCTCCCATCTGCACCAACGTGACGAGGCCCGCGAGCAGCCCATCCTTGACGTGAGAGTCGCCTTCGCGCGCCGTGAGAAATGAAACAAGGGCCTCCGGCTCCTCGAAGTCGGAGAGTGCCTCCCAGTTGCGCCGCACCAAGCGGTAGGCGCGCCTCGCCTCAGCCGTCCGGATGGCCACGCCAAGCTCTTGATGAAGAGCATTCCAGCTACGACTCACAGATGAATGCCGCCCCGGCCCTGCGCTCGGCGCACAGAGAAAGCCAGGTGAGTGGGTAGAGAAGGCCGAGCCCCGGTGGAGGAAATGACGCCAGCGCCTCCGCGGTGTCCCTCCTTTGGCGGGGGACTCGAGGCTGCGGCGAGCCAATCGAAGGAAGAGAGGACGCCACCCGCGCGTCCAAGCCCCTCCGAAACCTCCGTTACGGTAACGGACGAGCGCCCTTCCGACTGGGGGCCCGGCAACGGGAAAGTGGTGTCCCCAAGAAGACGGGGGTGCCACCTCCACACAGGCCGCGCCCAGGTCGAACGACGCCCCCGCCCGCCGACACCACCGGCAGGGCCAGGCTAATCACAACAAATCTGCACACCCTCTCAATTCTGAAATTCAAGCAACTTCCTCACAGCCCAGGGGCGACACATCACTGAGACATGCCCTCACGCAAGACGCACGACACGCTCCAACAGCGGAGGCATCAAAAGTCGGGTGGCGTGAAGTCGGGGACACAGCACCGCGCGTCTTGCGACTTTCATGCCTGGGGCGTTGCCACTCGGGCTCCGCCTTCACGAGAGGGACTGAGCCGTCCACACATCCGGACGTGCACCGAGTGAAACATTTTCTCTCTCCGTATCATCGCCCATCGTTCCACAGGAGCGCACCCGGCAGCAGTCGCATCCTGCGCACCTCACACCGGGGAGCGACGGCGTTGGAAGGCCGCAGGTGACGCGGAAAACGTCACCCCCAGCCCTGGGGGCGGCTACCACCCCTTCCACGAGCCTGGAGGCCGTTTCCGGCCGTCCTGTGGGCATTCACAGGCCATGGCATGGACGTGCGCCCCCCTCGACAAGTGCCCGCTCGCATGCGCCTTCACAACCAGCCGCAGCGACTTCACTTGACGTCTCAATAGTGGCAGTCGGTGGCAGGCCGTGGCAGCCCTATCTGCCACCCTCTTCTTCTATAAATTCAATATCTTATCTTGAAGTGACAGAGGTGGCAGTGTTTCAAAAAATACCCCTACGTAGCGGGCGCGCGCATATTTGAATGGCACTATTCAATAGGGGGTCAAGAGAACACTCTCCCTAAGCGGCATTACCCCAGAAAACACTGCCACCACCGCCACCTCCGCCACTCCTGCGATTTCACTAGGGAATTTCGTGGCAGCCTTTTGAGTCGAGCCTGCCACGGCTGCCACCCTCCGGCTCCGCGTTGGCCTTCCAGGTGCGCGAGCGAAATAAGCGTCGATGCAGGTGTCCCCGAAATCACGCCGAAGGCCTTTGCTCTGCCTTACGCCCGCATGTCATTCGCTCGGGGAAAATCAAAAATAAATTCGGGCGAAATGATTTCTTGTCCCAAATCAAAGGGATGGGGTGCTTTTAGGGTGTATCGGCAAACACGCGCCGCCGACATCCGCGCATGGCCCTTACCCACCACCTCCAGCCCACCCCCGCCACACAACGTCCGCCTGGCGTAACGTGCGAAGCGTATGTCCGCGGCGAGGGCAAGCACTGCCTGCACTACCGTCCTGGTGGTGGCTGCACCCTGCCCGGCGTGGGCACCTGCACCGAGTGGCTGAAGGTGAATCGGAAGGCCCGGCCTCATCGTGACGTGGCCGCGCCGCCCGCCCCCGTGCCTCCGGCGAAGTCCGCTCTGGTTGCGGTGGATCTCTTCGGCCATCCGCTGAGCGAGGCTGGCTCGAAGAAGATCGCCCCAGCCCCCGCCTCCAAGCCCGCGCCACCAGATGCGTCTCCCGATGTGAAGAAGCTGGACGCGGAGGCCCCGCTCTCCGGCCTGCGCGGCCTCACCGACGAGGACATCGCCAGCTTCAAGGCCCTCAACGCCGAGGTGTGCTTCCGCTCCGAAACCTACGGCGAAGTGTGGCTCGTCCCGGCCTACACCGGCCAGGCCCGGAAGGAACTCACCCCGGAGCACGCCGCCACCCTGGTGCGCGTCCTGTCTGCCTTCCCAGGCTCTCGCGTCATGTCCTTCGAGAAGCGGCCGGCCTCCGCGGACGAGGGGGCGCCATGAGCGTGGCTTTCGCCTGTGAAACACACGCATGGGGCCGCTCCCTGCACCCGCTTCGACTTGATGTCTCGCTCGGAAAGAGCGTGATGACTGTCTCGCGACACGCCACTGCATCGGCCCGGAGGCCCACGCCATGAGCGGACTGCGAAACGAACACCTCTCGTTCAGCCGGCTGAGCCGCTTCGAGGCCTGCCCGCTGTCCTACAGGCTCCACTACCTCGAAAAGCGCACCGCCGAGCCCGGCGTCCCCCTGCGCTTCGGCAAGGCACTGCACGCCGTCCTCGAGCGACTCCTCCAGGAAGTCGTCGACACCGAGTACGTGGGCCCGCTCTCCGAGGAGCGCGCCCTCCAGCTCTACCGTGAAGCATGGACTGCCGAGGGCCTCTCCGGCCTGGACCTCTTCCAGCAGGGCCTCGGCATCCTCCAGGACTTCGTCCGCCAGCAAGGCCGCGTGGACTCCCGCGACATCCTCGGCATCGAGAAGGAGTTCCGCTTGCCGGTGGGGCCCTTCACCGTCCTGGGCTTCATCGACCGCGTCGACTGGGTGGACGACGAGACGGTCCACGTCATGGACTACAAGTCCAACCACCAGCTCTTCACCCGCGAGGAGCTGGACTCCAGTCTCCAGCTCAGCCTCTACGCCCTCGCCGCGCGCCGCATGTGGCCCTGGGCGAAGAAGGTGCGCCTGTCCATGTGGATGCTGCGCCACGGCGTGCGGCAGGAGACGACGCGCACCGAGGAGCAGCTGGAAGCCGCCCTCGCGTACGTCGAGACGCTGGGCCAGCAGATGGAGACGGCGGAGGCCTTCCCCGCCCGCCTCAACCCCAACTGCGCGTACTGCGACCACCGGCGCGACTGCCCCACCTACGCCCGCGCGCTGACGGGCCAGCGTGAAGTCGTCTGCAGGGACATGTCCGACTTGGAGTCCGTCGCTCGCGAGCGTGAAGAAGTCGCCCAGCTCGCGAAGATTCTCGGCGCGCGCAAGGCGGAGCTGGAGGGCGTCCTCCGAGCCCACCTCGCTGAGCAGGACGAGCTCGTCCTCGCCGGCACGCGCTACCGCATGTTCAACACCACCAGCCTCGATTACCCGCTGGAGCCCACCGTTGCGGTGTTGGCCCAGGCCACCGGCCTCCCTCGTGAGGAGCTGGTGCAGCGCCTCGCCAGCGTCGAGAAGAAGGCCCTCGACGCGCTGCTGAAGGACGCGGGCAAGCGCCTGGGCACCGCACACGTCGCGCTGCTGAAGGCCGAGCTGGACTCCCTCGCCACCAAACACCACTCGCCCAGGTTCTGGGCCAAGGAGGTCGCATAGTGCTCGCTCATCCTGCTTCCGACACCACCCCTGTCTCCGCTCTCCGCCAGCCGCTCTTCCCCGGCCTCCCGCCGCACCTGAGGACGCTCTGCTTCGTCGACCTGGAGACGACGGGCCTGGACGCCTCCCGGCACGAGGTGCTGGAGGTGGCGGTGCTTCGCGTCGACGCCCGCAGCCTCCAGGTGCTGGCGGAGTACGAGGCCCGCGTGCAGCCCACCCGGCTGGCCGACGCCCACCCCGAAGCCCTGGCCGTGTGCGGCTACTCCGACGAGGAGTGGCGAGACGCCCTGCCCCTGCAGGAGGTTCTCGCCACCGTGACGCCTCTCCTGGCGGGCACCCTCGTCGCCGGCCACAACACCAGCTTTGACTGGGCCTTCCTCGTCGAGGGCTACCGCCGCACCGAGCTGAACCTGCCCAGCGTCGACTACCACCGCCTCGACACCGCCAGCCTCGCATGGCCGCTGCTCGCCACGGGCGAGGTGGAGTCCCTCTCCCTCAACGCCCTGGCCAAGCGCTTCGGCCTCCACCGGCCCACGCCCCACCGAGCTATGGCGGACGCCCGCTGCGCGCTGGAGGTGGCCCGCTGCCTCGCCGTGCGCATGGCCCGTGGCGGGCACATGGAGCGGCTGCTGGAGGAGTCGGGAGGTGTCTCGTGAGTGGAGCTTCGTCTCGTCGCAAGGGCGCTGACTTCGAGCGCGCCCTCGTCCACCGCTTCCGCGAGGCCATGCCCGAGGCCCTCATCCGCCGCGGCCTCCAGTACCGCACCGGCCAGGAGGTGTCCGACGTCGAGGTGCCGTGCTTCTGGCTGGAGGCCAAGGCCCACCAGCGCACCAACGTCCGCGAGGCCCTGCGCCAGGCCGTGGAGACGTGCCCGGCGGGCCGCTGGCCGCTGGCTGTGTGCAAGGACGACGGGCAGCCGCCCCTCGTCGCCATGCCGTTGGACGACTTCCTCGAGTTGGTGCGCGAGTGGTGGGAGGCCCGCCCCCGGTGAGTGACTTCTTCGACCACCTCTTGGACTTGCTGCGTGCGGAGGCGCTCGCCCCTCGGCTCCAGGCCGTCTTCGCGGCTGCGCGCACGCAGCGGCCGGCCTTCGCGCGTCATGCCACGCTCGACTCGGTGCTGGCCGCCATGGCTGACGCGCGCGAGGAGACGTACCCGGAGCGGGAAGCCCTCACCCGGGCCCTGGTGGCCGAAATGCAGGCCTCCTCCAGCCCCGCGTGGACGGCGGCCCTCGCCACCGCCTACGCCCCCATGTTGCGTCGCCTGCGCCGCCGCCTCCTCGGTAACGCCGTGCCCAGGGAGGACCTGGACCAGCTCGTCCTCGCCACCTTCCTCTCCGTCGCACGCGCCTTCCCCCTCTCGCGCTGGGGTGACTGGACTGCCGTCCGCCTGCGCCAGCAGACGGCGCGCGAGGTGTTCCGTTACCTGCGCAAGGAGCGCGCGGAGCAGCATGAGACGTACACGCAGGAGCAACTCGCCGAGTGGCTGCCTGACGTGCGGTCCGTCACTCCGGTGGAGAGCCCCAGGCGGCCCAGTGTCCGCCGCAGCTTCGTGAAGCGTGACGCCGTGCTGGTGCATCTGGCCCAGGCCACCCTGCCTCGCAGCGACGTCGAGGTCCTCATGGCGACGGTCGTCCGGCGCGAGAAGCTGCGCGCCTACGTCAGCCGCCTCGTCGAGGGCGACGCCGCCGAGGCCGAGAGGACGTACCAGCGGTTGAAGCGCCAGCGCACGCGGCTGATGCAGCGCCTGCGCACCCAGGCCGTGGACGCGGTGCCGCAGCCCTCCGGAGGCTGCTGAGGGAAGGCATGGCCCAGAAGAAGCCCCTCAAGAAGCTGGGGCGCCCCACCAAGGCCGAAGGCCCTCGGCTGCCCCATGCCGAGGTGGACAAACTCCTCGTGGAAGGCGAGGAGGTGCCCACCACCCGGGGCCGTGTGAAGCGGCGCTTCCCCTCCCTCCGCGAGCTAGCTGAGCGCTTTGGTGTCGCCCACAGCGCCGTCGCCAAGTACGCCCAGCAGCACGACTGCCTCGGCCGCCGCAAGCGCCTCCTCGCGGGTGAGCCGGCGGACGAGGTTGTCGAGCCTCTCGAGGCACCACCGACTCCACCGCCCGCGAAGCGCAAGACGGGCCGCCCCCGCAAGTCCGAGGAGCCCGCGCTCCCGCGCCAGGAGCTGGACCGCGCCCTCGTCTTCGGCGAAGTGAAGACGCTCCCCGACGGCTCCACCATGACGAGCTACGCCTCGTACCGCGAGTTGGCCGAGCGCTTCGGTGTCGCCACCTCCCTCGTCGCCAACTACGCGAAGGAGCACAACTGCCTGCGTCGCCGCGAAGAGGCCAAGACGCGCATCGCCACCAAGGCGGACCAGAAGCTCATCGAGCTGCGCGCCAACGCCATCGCCGTCTCCAAGGACGACGCACTGAAGATGATTGACGGCTATCTCCTCGGCTTCGAGGAGGCGCTGTCCGAGGGACGCGTGCGCGTTGACAACCCCACCGACTTCAACACGATGGTGAGGCTCAAGGAGTTCGTCATGGGCGGCGCTGACTCCCGGCAGGAGCTGCACGCCACCTTCTCGTTGGAGGGCCTCCAGGCCCGGCACGCCCAGGCCCTGCGCGCCGCGCGGGAGACGACGCCCGCCGAGCGCGGCGAGGTGGATGCGGAGGTGGAGAGCGGCGGCGACGTGGAGGTGGACGCCTCAAAGCACGACGGTAGTGGACCTGTACCAGCATGAAGAGCCCGCTCCCCGCTCGCACCAGCGAGGTTCCGATGGATCAGTACTAAGCTCTGCGCCCGTGAACCAGGAACGCAGCGCACAGGGGCAGCGACTTGAGGCCAGGGGGATCGGCCCTGCTGTTGTCGAACTCATCCGTTTGGCCAAGAGCCGCATCGTGCTCATCAGCCCCTACTTTCACCCCTGGGGGAGACTGGTCGAGGCTCTCATGGCGGCGCCCGCTCGCGGCGCTCGTGTCACGCTTGTCATCCGCGCGAACCAGCCATTCAACGAAAGGCGGCATTTGGCCCTACAGAAGTTGTCGACAGCCGGCGTGAGCATTCGCCAAGTGCCCTGGCTCCACCTCAAGATGTATCTGAGCGACTCCGCAATCATCGAGACGTCAATGAATCTCGTTTTCAGTTCCATGGCAAAGGGGTACGAGACGGGCAGCCTCTACACTGTCCACGAGGCCCCCGTTGCTTATGCAGAGCGACGAGCCATGGTGAAGGAATGCGTCGAAGGCTCGGCGCCCTACTTGTTCGGTCACGCACCCTTGCCGGAGGTTAGGAGCATCGGAATAGCTCCCGGGTCACCGCCAAAGCTGCAGAGCTCACCCCATCATGGCGATGCGCATCCCCATGAAGAAACGCACCGTTCGCCTGCAGGGCCTGTCGCGAGTTCGCGCCGAAATAATCCTCGCGCCTATCAGCCATGGACGGATCAAGAGGACTCCCTCGCGCAGGACCTCTTCGCTCAAAAGGTGCCGTTGATAAGCATCGCGCAGGCACTCCAGCGCACGCCCAAGAGCGTCTCGAAACGGCTCAAGCGCCTTGGAGTCATAGAGTGAGTCCCGTTCCGAGGTAGCCGACGGCGACGCGGATCGACCAGTCTCTGCATGGCCCACCGAGGTGTCGCGCGTTGAGCGCGGCGAGGTAGACGCGGAGGTGACGACGAGGACCTCGACACAGCCTCCCCGGAAAGCCCCAAGGACGGCGCCCTCGTGGCTCCTCCGACGGACGTCGGAGCCCCCGCCGACCCAGTCTGAGAGCGCCCTCCGGTAAGTGAACGCGGACACTTTCGCGTTCAGTTTCGCCGTTCACTTTCGCTGGGCCAGGCCGCGCCTGGTCACTTTGCCGCGGAGCACCTGCCTGGCACGCGGATGCGCACGCCTGGCACCACAGGTCTCGTAGTTTCGCGGCGTTAGGGCGTCGAGCCACCAGGTGCTCGAGCACCGCGGTACGAGTCCGGGCCACAAATCGTGCCCGGAAGCACACTCCGTCCAGCTGGCCGGACTCCTGCGCGCCGTTCACTTCCCCGGCCCAGCCACCTACTCCCCGCTGAGCCCCGCTGGCCGCCACGTGGCCCACCTGGCGCGCGTCCCCGGTTCAGCCCCGCGCGCCAACGCCTTCGCCGCGTGGCGCCCCGTTCGTGCGCGCGTGTCCCCGCGTGCTTCGGGCCGCAGGCCTTTGTCCTCTCCGTGAGCCCCACGCCGCCCAACGTCGCCCTCGAAGCACCAGCTCCCCGCCTCGCGCGCACCTGGGCACGCGTGCCGTTACCAGGGCCGAGCCGGATGGCCGAAAATGGGTAAAGGCGGCCATTCGGCGTCACTGCCCCCACGCTGTTTCGCGCGCTTACGAGCCCTCGTGAGGGGCCGAAGCGCCGAGGCCAATGGCCGCTTTCCGCAGGTTGCCGCCTCCTGCCGCCCGTCGCGCGGCCCAGCTCCTCCGCAGTCACCTTCACCGCCTGCCCAGGCCGGGCGCAACCATGCCTACCGATGCCGCCAGCACGCCTACCCCGCCTACCCCTGACGCCAGTGTGGGGGGGGGTGCGATCTTTCGTGCGGCGTGCGCCGCCGGGGCGTGTACCTGGGGCCCTTTTCGAGAGAGTCAGCCCCAAAAAAGTGAACACCCCGCGACTGATCATTTCAGCCCGGTAAGTGAACGCCTCGCGCTGTTCACTTTCCCCGGCTGCGGCTGCTGCGGCTGCGCCTGGGCCGGCCTGCGCGAGCGTTGCGTACGTCCGACCCTCACCGCCTCCGCGCGGCACCCCGGCCCAACCAGGGGCTCTCGCGGGTGCTCAGCGCGGAGGCGGCATTCCCCATCAGCAGGGCAAGTCCTGCGTCACGCGCACCAGCTCGTCGTCCGAGGGGTGCGTGTAGATGACCGTGGAGTCGATGCTGCGCTGGCGCGCGAACCGCTGAGTGAGGCGGATGTCCTTCGTCCTCCGGTACACCCCGGTGCACGCGGTGTGGCGCACGGCGTGGAAGTTGAGGTGCCTCTCCAGGCCCGCGCGTTGCTGCCAGACTCCGAAGCCGTGGCGCACCTGCCGCGTGGACAGGCGCAATCCCAGGCGGCTCAGGAAGAGCGGTGCCTGGGGCCCCACGTCGTGCCCCTGCGAGCGCTTCAGCCGCAGCAGCTTCTCCAGCTTCGCGCGCACCGTGTCCGAGAGGACAACCTCCTGGGGGCGCGGGTGCCGGCGGCAGCCCTTGAAGACGTGCAGCAGCACGTGCCGGCGTGCGCGCCCGCGCTCGTCGAAGATGTCACCGATGTTGAGGGCCACCAGCTCGTGCTCACGCAGGCCCGAGGCCAGCGCGAGGCTGTAGAGGCAGTGGTCCCTGAATCCCTCCTTGTGCTCCCCCGTGGCGCGCAGCAGGAGCACCACCTCCTTCTGCGTGAGGGTGCGAGGTGGGCGGGCGACAGCGGCATAGGCAGACATGGCAACTCCGTCGTGAAGTGGACGCGGCCATGCACGCTCTGGTGCCGCGAGAAAGCAACGACACAAGCAGGGAGGATGGCGTGACGCTCAGTATCGTCAAACGCACCGAGGACGACCTCACCCAGTGGCTCGCCACCGAGTCGGGATTCATCTCTGGCCTGTGCCACTACGACAGCGAGCCCGTGGTGCTGGAGCCCTACCAGCAGGCGCTGCTGGACAACCGCTCCCGCTTCCGCTGGGTGGCGAAGAGCCGCCAGGTGGGCTTCTCCTTCCTCTTCGCCCTCGAGGCTCTCGCGCGCTGCCACCTGCGCGACGGCCACACGGCGGTGTTCGTCTCGTACAACCTCAGCGACGCCGTGGAGAAGGTACTCATCGCCCGGCAGGTGTACGAGGAGCTACCGCTCGCCTTCCAGAAGAAGCTCGTGACGGATGCGAAGACGGAGCTGGCCTTCGAGTCCAACGCCAAGGGCCGCCGCCTCTCGCGCATCATCAGCGTGCCCTCCAAGCCTCCGCGCGGAAAGCGTGGCGACGCGTACCTCGATGAGCTGGCGCATTACGTGAACGACCGCGAGGTCTACACCGGCAGCACCGCCCTCATCCTCCGCTCCCATGGGCAGCTGACGGGATGCAGCACTCCGCTGGGCCGGCGCGGCATTTTCTGGGAAATCGCCTCGCAGGAGCTGCGCAAGTACCCGCACCACACGCGCCAGCAGGTGCCCTGGTGGCTGTGCCGATTCTTCAGCCTGGACGTGAGGCGCGCTGCCGCGGAGGCGCCGCTCATGCCTACCGAGGAGCGCGTCACGCGCTTCGGGCGCCCCGTGCTGGTGGAGCAGTTCGACTCCCTGCCGCAGGAGGACTTCCAGCAGGAGTTCGAATGCCTTTTACGTCGACGAGTCCTACAGCTTCCTCCCCTACGAGCTCATCCTCCCGTGCACCACCGACGAGCTGCCGCTGGCCCAGGATGCCTCCGACGTGCCCGTGCCCCAGGGGCGCTTGGTCGCGGGCTTCGACGTGGGCCGCACCCGAGACAGGTCCGAGCTGGCCGTCTTCGAAGAGGTGGCGGGCCGCTTCACATGCCGCATGCTGCGCAGCTTCGAAGGCGTGCCCTTCGCGGAGCAGGAGGCCCACCTGCGCCGCCTCCTCTCCGTCCTCCCCATGGCGCGCCTGTCCGTCGACCGGAGTGGCATCGGCATGAACCTCGCGGAAAACCTCGTTCGGGACTTCCCCCAGGTGGTGGCGGAGAACTTCACGAACGAGTCCAAGGAGCGCTGGGCGACCGATTTCAAGATTCTGCTCCAGCGAAGGGACGTCACCCTGCCGCGAGAGCGTGAGCTTGTCGGGCAGATTCACTCCATCAAGCGGCGGGTGCTCCCTTCCGGGAAGGTGTCCTTCGACGCCGAGCGCACCAACCGCGGGCACGCGGACAAGTTCTGGGCCGTGGCGCTGGCCTGCCAGCGCGAGCGAGCACCTGAGCGACCAGGAACTGGGGAGATCGGCGTGCGCGTCATCGGCTAGCGCAGAAACACTGGGTCTGCAAGGCTACTATCGTCACAGAGCAACATGGCCCCCTCCTCACCTTGACGCCCCCCCTGCATCTCAGACACATGAACAACCTCACATCACTCCTTGGCCCCGCCGTCATCGCCGCCGCAATCTCAGGCACCATATCCGTCATCGCACTACTACTGTCCCTACGCACAACAAAATTAATCCACACAGAGCGACTCACCTTCGAACGCAATCAAATCGAGAACAAATTCCGATCCGACATCGCTCTTGCAGAAAAGAAACTAGAATTGGACCGCGCACTCGCTGACTGGAAACGGCAAACGGAACTCGCCGAACAAGTTCTCTCTGACTTTTACAGGGCGCGTGACCTATTCATGGCGGCACGCTCCCCTGGCTCATTCCCAGGAGAAGGCGCTACTCGTCCGCAGGACGATAACGAGTCCAAGAGCGACGCAGAACATCTCAATGCGATTTATGCGCCATTCGAAAGACTCACGAAAAACAACTCATTCTTCGCCGATCTCCATGCACGTCGGTATCGCTTCATGGCCTTATTCGGGACTGAGGCAGCGCAACCATTTGACCTGCTTAGAGCCGCCCATAGCGAAATATTCACTGCAACAGAAATCCTTCTGGAAGAAGAAAACGCGCTTCGCCTTGAGCGACGCAGTCCAACAGCTCCGGAGTATATCAAGGAATTTAAAGCCACGATTTGGCGCTCACACGCAAGCAAAGACATCATCACCCCCATGCTTGACACGGCGGTAGCTACGATAGAAAAGATCTGCCGAACCGTATTGGAAGTAAGACCCCAATAACCATCTCTCTTCATGCGCACTCACTAGTCCCCCGTGTCGAGCGAAGACGAGCTCAGGGCTCACCCAATCCAGTGTGGTACGCAATCAATCGGATTCAACGGACCGCTCCCTTGACACCACTGCTGAGTGGTCCTTGACCTGCAGCCAGGCCTGCCTCCGGAAGAGGGGGCGTCGAGCAGACGCGGCGCAACAGCCACACCTCACTCCGGGTCCACCAGTCCAGGCGGTCGGAAGCCGACGTCCCGCAGGCTGCCGAGGCCGCGGTAGCCGACGCCATCGAACCCGTAGGCGGCGTTGGCCTCCAGCACCAGCACCTTGTCCGTCGCCCAGTGATTGCCCACAACGACGCAGGTGTCCTTCGACGCCGAGCGCACCAACCGCGGGCACGCGGACAAGTTCTGGGCCGTGGTCCTTGCCTGCCAGCGCGAGCGAGCACCGGAGCGCAGGAGCAACGGAGAGATTGGAATGACGGTCATTGGCTGATGGAAAGCAGCGGCCGTGAGCAAAGCAGCCAGACTCGGCCAACCGCCCACAACACAGCACATCAAAACACATCAGTTCGTGCCACATTCGCTGCAGTGCGCTCTGCAGCCCCGGAGCTAGCCTCAAGCCCTGTGGAGTTGCTTCCGTCAAATCGGACACGGTCGGCGGGTTGAAGTCGCTAGTCAGAACTCGCGCAGGAAGCATATCTTCAGCACTGGGCTACTCCCACAGAGCACGCCTGCACCGAAGCGGTGCTCTAGCATCTCGGCTATCATGTCACGCACCAGTTCGCCGGTGAGGCAGCCTCCGGTGGTAGCGACGAAGCGCATAGCCTCGCGATCGCAGCAGGCCAGCGCGAAGACAACCGTGACGCGCTCGCCGATCCACCAGCGAATCTCGAAAGCGTCCGAGCACCATCGTAGGTGACTCTTGAGAGGGGCCATCGTATCCTCGCGGGTGCGCGTTCCTATTCCGGCGTGCCAGAGGCCGGCAGCCTCCATCACCTCGGTACATGCGTTTGGCATTCACCCTTGGCTGCCCCTCGGAGAAAAGCTGCCGGTTCACCAGGGCCGTGATGCGACGGTCGCCATAGCTGGCCCGCGCGTCGGTGACGGGGCGAATCCGCGGCAGCAGCGCCTCATCGGAGCGATTGAGATAGTGACCAGGCCGTCTATGTGCTTCCGCGGTGGAGGACTGCCACCCGGAGTTGCTGGCGACGCCCAGGGCCTCGGCCTTCACCATGTGCCGCCCTTGGGCGGCAAGGCAGGTGGCGAGGTCCGCTTGGGGCGTGCCAACTTCAACGCCGCCTTTAGAATCTCGTTCTCCAGCTCCCGGTCCTGGGCCTGCAGTCAATCCACCGCGGACACCGGAACTACCGCCTCATCTGCTATCCTGGACATCTCCCTTCCTCCGACAGTCGCATCCAGCGGAACAACATGCTCGCCGACATTCCATAGCGACGAGCCCTCGAGGAGATGCTCTGTCCAGCCATCTCCGCCTGCGCCAGGGACCATTGATTCTCCTCGGCGCGGAATCGCCGACGACGCTCGGGGCGGGCCGGCGGGATGACTCCCTCTTCGAGTGTCTTCGCGTCCATCCCTAGGCGGCCCTATGCGTTGGAGAACTGGCCGTGCGAGCTGGGGGCCACACCAAACGGGGACTTGCAGGCTATTGGTACTCGGGCGAGTATGCTCGCCACAAAGGTGGACTACACATGTCTCTCGAAGAACAGATCAACACCCACGCCGCAAAAGTATCAACAACATCATACTCCATGTCCATCGGCGAATTGGTGTCGATGTACCGAGATGGCGAATTGGATTTACATCCTGAGTTTCAGCGTTTCTTCCGCTGGACGCCTGAGCAGAAATCCAGATTCATAGAGTCACTACTTCTAGGAATTCCGGTCCCCCCTATCTTCGTTACAGAGCGCAGCGACTCGAAGTGGGACGTAATCGATGGACTACAACGGCTCAGTACGGTTCTGCAGGTAATGGGCGAACTCAAGAAGGAGGATGGCACTTTCTATCCCCCCCTCGAGTTGTCTCGAACCCATTACCTTAGCGAGCTAAAAGGTGCGGCCTGGAAAAGCACTAATCCGACCCAGGAACTTCCTGAGTCTGCGAAAATTCGCATCAAGCGCGCTCGACTCGATGTAAACATCATCAAAAGTACGAGTGGGGACTTGGCTAAATATGAGATCTTTCAGCGCCTCAATACAGGGGGAGCGAAAGCCACAGATCAAGAGGTGCGCAATTGCCTTCTGCTGATGACGAACCGAGATTTCTTCACCTGGATAAGAGAGCTTGGTGCCCGTGACCATTTCAGGGCGTGCGTTCCGTTGACGGATCGTGCTTTGGATGAGGCTTTCGATCTTGAACTGGTCGTTCGCTTCATTGTCCTGAGCAATGCCACTAGCGCCGAACTGAGTGCAATTGACGAGCTTGGCTCTTTTTTAACAAGCAAGATTCTCGAATACGCTCAAGATCCCAGCTTCAACCAAACCGCCAACGAGAGCGCCTTTGAGCTCGTGTTCAACTTCCTTTCGACACACTTAAATTCAGATGCATTCCGCCGGTTCGACAAGGCGCGCTCAAAATACACCGGCGCAATGCTCATTTCCTTGTTCGAAGTGGTCGCCGCTGGACTGGGGCATCAAATCCTTTTGGGCAAGCAACTCCCGAACTCAGGCGCACTGACCGTGGCCCATAAGGAACTTTGGTACGATGCAGCGCTAACACAGCACGCAGGGAGCGGAGTACGCGCATCAACGCGAATCCCCAAGACAGTAGAGTACGGGCGCGGATGGCTCTAGAGATGAAAATCCGCAATCTCAATGAACTTGTCGAGTTTTTGGCCCAATCTCGGCAACGGCGCAAACAAGAGCTAGTCTCCATTCGCAACCGACTACCGTCAACTGACCCAGGGCGGACCAACTTGGAGTTACGCACTGCGCCGGTATTCGCCTATGCCCACTGGGAAGGCTTTGCGAAGGACGCTGCGTCCGCCTACGTAGCATATGTTGCACGAAAAACAGTATCACTCTCGATTCTCAAGCCGCATTTCCAGGCCATAGCGTGTCGTCCCAATGTCACAACCGCCGCAACTGCAACAAAGCGTATATGGCCACATCTAGTCGTAATTAAGCGACTTGTTGACGAACTACATGACTCAATCACTCTACCGAGCGATGGCGTCATCGACACAGAATCAAACCTCAACTGGGAGGTTTTTGAGAACCTTTGCACCACCGTCGGCATCGACTTGGCACATTGGATTCCTTTCAAGGGACTTATGGACGACATGTTCCTTTCGCGTTGCGATATCGCCCACGGGACCCTTGTCACTCCCACTCTAAAAGAAGTTCAGGGCTATCTAGACTTCGTCATTTCTGGGATGGATCGTTTCTCGACTGACATCGAAAATGCCGCAAGCATGAACAATCATCTTCGATCGAATCAGTCGGGCAATATTCCTCACGCCTAGCCACTGGAGTTCCCCCCCCTCAAATCGGACATTATCAGTGGAGTGAATTCGCGAGCCGGAACTCATGCGGAGAGCTCATCTTTAGCTCTTTGTGCTGATGCACGGTGATGCACGGTGTTGTAGTCGTTGAACCAGTGGGGCATTTGCTCGAGGACCACCTCGGCGCTGTCCAGGCGAGCCTGGTAGACGTAATCGCACTTGAAGCTCTTCACGAAGGGCTCGGCCGTGCCGTTGCTCTCGGGCGAGTAGGTTGGCGGGGTGCGGATGAGCAGCCCCAGTCTGGCCCCGAATTCGCGCGTCTCGCGGGCCGTGCAGGCCGGCCCGTTGTCGGTGAGCCACTCAATCGGGTGCAGTGCTCTCCGGCAGCTCGCGCCGAATTGGGAGCCGTCCCTGTGTGACGCAGCTCGTCTCGACACAACCGCAAAGGACGCACACCCGATGTCCCCGAAATTGGGCCCGAAGCCTTTGTCCTCACTGGAGGTGAGGCGCGCGGCCCCAACGCCCTCGCACATCGAGGGCGCCCCTCCCACCGCGCGCCTTGCCTCCACTTGGTGCGGGAGGTCCGTGTGCAGAGCGTCGTCCGAGTCTTCGTCCTATCCTCTCCTTCGGGCGCTCCACACCCCGGGCCGGAGTTCACCGTCGAGGCCTCCACCCACGACGGATTGCTGGAGGCAGTCCACGCCGAGCTGGCGGCCCGCGGCCAGCGCGTGCGCGCCGTCTCGCACACCCCCACGGGCCTCCTGGCTTACGTGGAGGACCGTCCGTGACGGTGCCCGCCGAAGTCCACCAGGCCGAGGAACGCCTCCAGTCCATCCTGAAGGCGGTGGTGGTGGGCGACCGCGTCGACGAGCCCGCCAGCCGCCCCGGAGGCGAGGACGCCTTGGCCTTCAGCGAGGCCGGCGCCCTCCAGCCCCCGTATGAGCCGGAGGCCCTCTGCCTCCTCGTCGAGCACTCCAACTCGTTGAGGCAGAACGTCGACGCCTACGCGACGAACATCGACGGCTTCGGCTTCCGGTTCGAGCCGGCCATCGATTTCGACGCCGATGGGGCCCGGGAGAAGGTGGCCGACGCCATGGCCCTGGAGCGCCTGGCCGCGCGTGACGCCGGCACGCTGCCTTCGGCCACACCCCTGCGCCCCACGGACGAGGAAGTCGCTGCGCATGCGGAGGAGGTGCGCCAGCAGGCCCGAGTCGAGAAGGCCCGCCTGGAGTCCTTCTTCGACTTCTGTTGCTTCGACTCCAGCTTCGTCGAGTTGCGTCGCCGCACCCGCCATGACTTGGAGGTGACGGGCAACGCCTACTGGGAGGTACTGCGCGACGGGAAGGGCGACATCGCCCGCTTCGTCTACGTGCCCTCGTACACGGTGCGGCTCCTCCCTCTCGACAAGGAGGCCGTCGAGGTGCGCGAGCGCGTCCGCATCTCCGCCGTCAGCTTCGACACGGTGAGCACCCGTCGGCGCCTGCGCCGCTACATCCAAGTGCAGGGCAGCGAGCGGGTGTACTTCAAGTCCTTCGGGGATTCACGCGTCATCTCCCGCCTCACCGGCCGCGTCTTCCCGGACGTCACCACCCTCAAGGCCGCGGACGCCTCGGACGGCCCCGCCACGGAGCTCATCCACTTCGCCATCCACTCGCCGCGCTCGCCCTACGGCATTCCTCGCTGGGTGGGCACCCTGCTGTCCGTCCTCGGCTCCCGGCAGATGGAGGAGGTCAACTACCTCTACTTCAACAACAAGTCCGTCCCGCCCCTGGCCCTTCTCGTCTCCGGAGGAAGGCTCTCCGACGCCTCGGTGCCGCGCATCGAGCGCTTCATCGAGGAGAACCTGAAGGGGAAGGCGAACTTCCACAAGATCCTCATCCTCGAGGCGGACGGTGCCGGCACCGGCGACGGAGGCCGCGCGAAGATTGAGCTGCGCCCCCTGACGGACGCCCAGCAGCAGGACGCCCTCTTCCAGCAGTACGACCAGCGCAACATCGACAAGGTGGGCAGCGCCTTCCGCCTGCCGCCGCTGCTGCGCGGTGATGGACGGGACTTCAACCGCTCGGTGGCCGAGGCCCAGTTGCGCTTCGCTGAGGATCAGGTCTTCCAGCCCGAAAGAGACGAGTTCGACTTCCTCCTCAACCGCAAGGTGCTCGCGGACATGGGCGTGCGCTTCTGGCGCTTCAGGTCGCAGACGACGGCCACGAGAGACCCGGAGCGCATGACGGAGATGGTGGAGCGCCTGGTCCGCGTGGGTGTGCTGACTCCCGAGGAGGGCCGCCAACTGGCCGGCGACATCTTCCACCGCGAATTCCGCAAGATTGGGGACGACTGGGTGAAGCGCCCCATCACCCTCACGCTGGCGGGCATCCAGACGGGCGTCGAAGACTTGAAGCCCCAGAAGGACAAAGGCTCGCTGCTGGGCGAGGCGAAACGCCTCTTGGGGCTGAGAGAAGAGTTTCGTGCGGAGGAGGAGCGCCTGGCCCAAGGACGCCTGGCGCTGGCCCGCAGGTACATGGACACCGAGCACGTCCCCGTCCCCCGCGAGGAGTTCGACACCTGGTTCTCGGGGCAGCCCACATGACGCCTGAGCAGCTTCAGCGCGCGTGGGTGCTCCAGGCCCAGGCCGACGCCGAGCGCGGAGTCCTGGAGTGCCGCATGTGCCGCAGGCGTGGCCCCTTGGAGGAGACGACGACGCTGTGGCGCAACGGCCTCCTCGTTTTTGCGCTGTGTGACAGGTGCGCGGCCAGCCACGACGTCGTCTTCTCCCCCACTCCGGCTGGCGTCGAGGTGCGCGCCAGACGCCGCAGTCCCCTGGAACTGGTGACGCAGGAGGCCCCCCATGTGCACGGCTCCCGCTGACGGCCTCCTCCTCCTGCACGAGGCACGCGAGGTAGCGGAAGCCCTGCTGGGGGACGTCCTCCGGCTGCCGGTGGCCAAGGCCCTGGACGTTGGCACCGCTGCGGGCATGGACCGCGCCGTAGCCCTGCTTGCCGCGCGCCTGCGCCGCGCCGTCGGGCGCGCGGACGTGGACGCCATGCGAGAGGCGGTGGCCGTCCTCGACGTGGACTGGAGGAAGACGACGGCGGCCCAGCGCACGCGCCTCGTCGCCCAGTCCCTGGAGGCCGCTGGCCGGCGGACGGCCGTCATCCCTTCCCGCATCCAGGCGCCCCTCGGCGACGCAGCCGACGAGGTGGTGGCCTCCACCCGCAGCCACGCCCGGCGAGAGCAGGGCCTCGCCCTCGCCGCCCGCTTCAACGCCGTCGACAGGCGCGTGGCCCAACACATCGTCCGCACCCAGGGCGACTTCGTGCGGGACGAGTACGGGCGCAGGCTGGACACCTTCGGCGCAGAGGCCCGACGTCTCGTGGCCGAGGGGCTGGAGGCGGGCCTGGGGCGAAACGACATCGCCGAGTCGTTGGAGCGGGCCGCGCGCGGCGCGCTCATCGAGCGGGCCCCCTTCTACTGGGAGGTGGTGGCGAGCCACTTCATCGGCCAGGGACGCTCCTTCGCCCAGATGAGCAGCTACGCCGAGGCCGGCATCCGCCGCTACCGCATTGAGGCCGTCCTCGACGAGGCCACCACCCAGGTGTGCCGCTTCCTCCATGGGAGGACATTCTCCGTGGGCGAGGCCCTCCAGCGCTTCGAGCGCCTGGAGTCCCTTGAGCGCCCGGAGGATGTGAAGCAGGAGCTGCCCTGGGTGAGGGAGCGCCTCGACGCGGACACGGGGCGCGCGCTCCTCTACGTCAACCGAGGAGGCCAGGAGACGCGCCTGGCCGAAGTGCTCCGCTCCGCCGCCGGCACCCGCCACGACGTCGGCGAGTTCCGCGCCCTCGCCTCGGACAGGCAGCTCGCTGACGCGGGCGTGGGCTTCCCGCCGTACCACGGGCTCTGCCGTACCACGACACTGGCCGTCGTGTAAGCACGTGTCACCATTGAACACGCCACATTCCGCCACCAGTGCAGTTGCTACAATGCTGCACGGTCCTCCAGTCCTGTTTGTCACCCTCCATCCTAGCGATTCCCTTCTTCGCCTTGTCCGCCTTCGTAGCGCCCTGCCACGTGTTATGCCCACAGTCGCTCACTCGAATGAACACGTCGTGCGTTGGGGCCGAGTACTTCTTCTTGTAGAAACGAACTTCGCCCGAATTGGGCGGGCGGACATCCTCATCGTCCTGCTCAGGCAGGTCCGGCTCAATCTCAATGTCACCATCGTTCTCTTCGGAGGGCGGCTTCGCCCGACCGAGATGAAACAACAGCCCCTGCTTTTCAGCTTCAAGGCGGGAAACCTCACCGCGAAGTTGCTCTAACTCGGAACTCCGCTCCGCGAGTGCTCGGCGAAGCGAGTCGTTATCATCGGCATACGAGTCTGCGAGCGATTTGAAATCTTCTAGTGAGCTAGCCTTCTCCTTGAGCGCGGCGTACTCAGAGCGGGCGGCAGCGCTTCGAATGTCGTCGATCTCTCTTGGGCGAACCACACTCGCTGCGGACGCCATCATGATGAGTTTTCGAACTTGGCCACGAATGCGCTCAAGAGCACGTTGGTCATCGCCATCCAACCTGCGAAGCCTCAATGCGGTCCACATCTGATGCCTATATGGATCGTCCTGGGACGAGAATCGTGGCCAGTAGATTCGAATCGCGCCTGAGTGGCAGGAGAACGGCCTCTTCAAAGTATCGGTGAGCGCCCAGGATGCCGCTTCGTCCACAGAGTACACGTTCGCCAAGCCCGCGAGATCGTAGGCCAAAGCGGTATCGAGGCCTCTCAGAACCGGAGCGCCATCAAGGGCCGACACCACTACGAACGGGATGCTGCGCTCAGCATTCTGAATCTCGAGAGCGAGCGCCTCGCCCTCATCAAACCCTTCCGCATTGGAGATGCCTCCCCGCAGGCGCGACTTGTCATGATGCCACGTACCCGGCTCGGCGAGTAACTTGCGGACAACTTTGGGGCACCGAGGATCAGCATAGATTCGGTTGACCTGCGTAGCGGTCAAGCCGACTTCTAGGGTCACGAACAGAACGACGCTCTTCTGCCCCACAGTAACGGAAACGCTGGCAACGAATCTTCGACCATCCGCTGTGACCTCGGTCAGCTCGAACATTGTCCACGAGCGATCGCCACTACTTTCCGCCAGCACTCGGTACCTGGCGTCGCTGCCATCCAACGCGGCGTAGGCGCCACTCTCTGACGATGAAGAGGCCCCCTTCTCTTTATTAAGCCAAGCCTCAACGACAGCGCGGATCCGTTCGCCTTCAGCTCTTCTTGCGTCAAGCCCCTGAAGCGTCTCAGTTCGTTCAAGCAGGTATGCGGCGACTTTCTGCACAGGTCCTCCTCGCCCTACAGTGACATGCCCACGATACCCTCTTACAGCAGCAGGTTGACTGCTCCGCCGCAGAGTCTATTTAGCCTCATGCGAAGTCAGAACAGACCGAGGCCGCTCGATTGCAGGAGCACGAAAGCCTGCCGCAGCGCGTAGCCGTATTGCTCCGCCGCCCACACCCACGACGACGACGGCGAGTTTCGCTCCCTCGCTTCGGACAAGCAGCTCGCGGAAGCGGGCGTGGGCTTCCCGCCGTACCACGGCCTCTGCCGCACCACGACGCTCGCCGTCACTTAGTGATGTCCCCGATTTCGCGCCGCGGGCCTTTGTCTCTTTCGGAGACGAAACGCCATGCAGGCCACCTCGACACCGCCCCCCACCTCACCTCCGACGCCGGAAGGCAACGCGACGACGCAGGAGTCGACCTCCACGGCCAAGGCCGAGGCGACGCCCGTCGTCTGGCCCCGCGACCTCAATCTCCCCACCTCCGGAGAGCTGACGTGGGGCTTCGACCCGGAGGGCCTCCAGGATGGGTAACGCCCTCACGAAGACCCTCGCCCGAGCCCGGCACGTCCTGGAGTCCCTCCAGGGCGAGTCGGTGGAGAAGACCATCTGGGGAAGCCCTGCGGGCAAGAAGCGCCTGGCGAAGCGCCTGGTGGCCATGCTGCCCGCGCACAAGACGTATGTGGAGCCCTTCGCCGGTAGCGCCGCCGTCCTCTTCGAAAAGGCCCCGTCGGACGTCGAGGCCATCAACGACGCGGACACCGAAATCGCCGACGCGTACCGCCTCCTCCAGAAGCTGACACCCGCGGGCTTCGCCAAGCTGAAGAAGCTGCCGTGGGTGGGCGACGAGAAGACCTTCAAGAGTCTCTTCGACGCCAAGCCCAAGGGCGACGTGGAGCGCCTGCACCGCTTCCTCTACCTGACGCACTTCTCCTACGGGAAGCTGCGTGGGCGCAGCTTCAGCCCCAACGGCATGGGCGTCGAGGCGAAGACGCTCGCGCGCATCGAGCAGTTCGCCCCGCGCCTAAAGCGCGTGAAGGTGTACGGCGGCGACTACGAGAAGGTGGTCCGCAAGTACGACGGGAAGGACACCGTCCTTTTCCTGGACCCGCCCTACCCTGGCTACAACGTCGACGTCGGCGAGGGCGACTTCGACGAAGAGCGCTTCTATGCCGTCCTCAAGTCGCTCAAGGGCCGCTGGCTCATGACGTATGGCATCCGGGGGAAGTTGCCCGGGATGCTGAAGGGCTCCGGCTTCCTCGTGAAGCGGATCCGCACGCCTCGCACGATTGCGGCCATGCGCGGTGTGGGCGGCTCCTCCGTGCTGACGCAGCTCCTCGTCTCCAACTACCAGCCCGCCGCGAAGGCGCTGGAAGGTGACGGCGACTTCGCCGTGGACGACTGGCAGCCGGAGGAGCCGCCCGGCACCGCTCCCTTCGCCACCACGACGTCCCTCCTCAAGGGCGTCGAGCCCGACGACGAGCGGTACGTCCTGGGTGTCGTCCTGGAGCCGGAGACGGTGGACGCGCAGGGCGACATCTACTCCGCCGCGGAGATTCGCCAGGCCGCGCACCGCTTCATGGAGGAGTTCGGCGGCCTGGGCCTCATGCACCAGATGCGCGTCAACGGGCACGTCAAGGTGCTGGAGAGCTACCTGGCCCCCGTCGACTTCAACCTGGGCGAGGTGCCGGTACGCAAGGGCACCTGGCTGCTCGCCGTGCGCGTCCTCTCCGACGAGCTCTGGGGGCGTGTGAAGGACGGGCAACTGACGGGCTTCAGCATTGGCGGCACCGCGCGCCGTCTCCCCGAGGCCGCCCCCGCCACCGAGCAGCCCCCTTCCGACACACCTGCCGCTGACTCCCAGCCGGAGGCCACATGACGAGCACCACCCAAGGCCCCGCGTCCGTCCACCGCCTCGTCGACATGGTGGTGGAGGAGGTGTCCCTCGTGGACAGGGCCGCCAACAAGCACCGCTTCCTCCTCGTGAAGCGAGACGGAGACACCATGCACGACGCTCCCCAGGACACCTCGCAGGCCGAGGGCGACAACCACGCCGCCTCGGACACCTCCAAGGCCGATGACGCAGTCCTCGCCGCAGCCCAACAGGCCCTCGAAGCGGTGACGGCACTCGTCGAGGCGTTGACCTCCACGGATGGCATCGACGGCGTGCGCGTGGTGGAGGTGGCCCAGCACCTGCGCGCGCTCGCCGACGCCCTGGAAGAGGACGAAGACAACTCCGAGGACGAGGAGGACGTCGAGGCGCGCGCCAAGGCCGGAAGCCCCGCGCCGGCTCCTCAGCCGGCTCCGCCCGCGCCGAGCCCCGACGCCTCCGGCGTCATGGAAGGACTGACGAAGCTCACCGACGCCGTCCGCGCGCTGGAGGGCTCCGTGAAGGAGCAGCACCAGCGCCTGGGCCGCGTGGAGAAGCAGTTCGGCCTGCCCAACAGCAGTGCCCCCGCGGAGCGCCCGCCCAAGCCTCCCGCCGAGGACGTCGGCTGGCCCCTCGACATGAACAAGCCCCTCAACCGGGAGAGCGTCGACAAGGCCCTCTCCTTCCACGACGTCTGA